GTTATACACACGGCAGCAGCCTGCGCAGCTTTATGCAGGTCTTGCGCCGAGGCTTCTTGTTCAGCCAGTGTTTTCATCGTAGCATCTAATTCCTTTTTGATTGCAGAAGACAAGGCCGGATCAGCGTTTGTCAAGTGCGCATCAATCTCAGCTGTCAACGCATCAATATCCTTGGTCACAGCATCAAGGTCCTCTATCTTGCCTTTCAAACTATCAGCCACGGCATCCTTAGGTTCATACCACAATGGTTGATTATCTGCTGCACTTGGTGGTTTGTCTCTATATGCTTGAGCAATTTTCAAAGCTTGGTAATCAGGTACTTCCACAAACTGTTGACTACCCTTCTCAACGACTTGCAACACCGCAGTTGGTTGAGCTCCATTGACACCTGGAATAATTTGCTTCACGCGCAACTGCGTACCCGCTGGCAACAGCACTTCAGCTTCACCTTGGTGTGTTGAGATCGCTCCAAGCATCAAGGCCTTTTGACCTGCTGGCACTTGTATTTGAACTTGGATAGCTTGACCTGATTTCTGAAAACTCTTAGTCACGCTATGAGAGAAGGACGTGCTGGTGAAGCCACTAAATTCAATCAGAGCGTTTTCAGCGTGCTTAAGCATCTGGTAAGCTTGGTCACCGTTTGTACTCTGCTTCGGTATAAATTCACCGATATTCAGACCCAAGTTTTGAAAGACTGGATTGAATGTTGTGTGGTGAACGTTGCCACGCCAGACAATAATGTCCTCTTTCAAAGGAGCGATCTTGTCAAAGGCCGACATAATGTGGTCGATGTCTTTCTGCAACGACGGATCAATCGATTTACCTTTAGTTGCCTTGTCCCACAACGCCAGGTTAAGTGTGTCGTAGTACGAACCTGTGTAAGACATCAGGGCCTTAGCCTCAGCAGGACTAAGTTTGGCTTTGAGTTCAGCACCAAAACTATGCAAGTAGGCTTGCGCATCGCTGGTGTTCATGAACTTAATCTGCCCCTGATCCTTAGCCGCTTTAACTGCAGCATCCTTAAAGGCAACTTCAAGTTCATAACGACGCTTGAGCATGGTATCTTTGAGTTTCGTACCCACATCCTTATCCATGCCATGAGCAACCGCTGTGTCGATAAGTTTGTTGATCTCGTCTTGAGGGATACGAAGAATCCTATACGCTGCGTCGTCCATAGCAGCGATTGGAATGTTCTTAAATACGGCGGCTGCCGACGGGTTTTTACCGGCGTCCGTCAGGGTTTTGAGTTCATCAATGGCTGCACCAAACTGATCTCCTTTAGGAGCACCTTGCGCACGGTACAACAAAGCACCACCAGGATCCATACGCATCACCTGGCCGTTTGGCAACAACATCATGTTCCACGTAGGTCCAGTGCCTACAACATCCCAGTTGCCAAGATATGCATCAACAAGGAAGTGCTTGATAAAGTCTTGCTTGGCTGTAGCGTCGAGTTTATTGAAGTCATCAGGTCCAATTGCTTTGGCACCATACACCCAATTAGAAGCAATTCCCTTGGTCACGCCCTTGTCTGTAACAATGGTTGTTTGAGGCAAAGGAACTTGAAACCAACGATACAGGGTGGCTGCAACCCACTCATTTAGCGTGTGGTTTGCGTCTTGGAATTTCACGTAGACATCTGTCTGATCGACCTTGTCTTTGAACACACCACCTTTATTGCTGCCTAATTGATCTCCAGTCTGCTTGAGTTGCGTGATGTCCTTGGTCTCGTCGTACCCAGCAAAGTTCTTGAACTTGCTATCGCCATCGTTGATGAAGGAACCTAGGTCTTGGTAGAACGACATGACAGCAGACTTGCCTTGAGGATTAAGTCCTGTCAAGACTTGCGCTGATGGATCTTCAGACAACAGGTTTTTGATGACTGATTCAGGTCCAAAGACAGTGTGTTTTTGATTCTTCTCAGGATCAAACTTTGCACCATCTAATTCAAGAATGTGCGTGATGCCGCCTTCATCTAGCTTGTATGAGCCCTTGTAAGTGACACCAAAATTCTCACTTGCAAGCAGGCCATGCTCAGACAAGAGCTTGGTCATGTCTGTTGACAGCTTGTTCATGTCAACGGTGCCGTGAGGAAGTGCCTCAGGAGCCGTCAATAGGTTTGCTACGCCTTTTTCTGAGGGGCGTACAAGCATGACGTTACCATCAGCTGTTTTGACGTAAAAACCAATCTTGTTAGGCATGCCATTGTCAACAGCTGTTTGAATTGCCTCAGACAACTGTGGGTTCTTAAATGCCTCAGCAACGGTTGAAGGACTGATTGAACGACCAATAGCTTCAACAGGGGGATCAAGGGGACTGTTCTTCTTCAAAGAGAAGAAGTCAAGCCATGATTTTTTCTTTTCTACCTCAACAACAGGATCTGCTGGTTTAACGTAAGGCGGAAAGTCTTGAACAAGGTCTTGAGGAGTTGGCGCGCGAGCAGGGACATTAGGGTCCGCAGGATTGATACGCGCCCCTACTGGATTTGCTGCTTGTTCGGCAGTGTTGACAAGAATTGGTTTGGTGCTGCCTGCTCCATGCGTAGCAACGTGACCTACTTCTACGTCGGCCCCTGACGACAATTGCTTGATGGCTTGCTCAAGAGCCGCTTGATGACTTCTGCTACGAAGGTTGCGATAACCGTCGTACATCTTGCCGCCAACTGTAAACAAGCCGCCACCCGCCACCGTACCAAAGGTGACGTTGAGCAGCGAGTCATACATGTCGTAGTCTGCTTTTTCTTGCGTCTTTGCTGAGTAGATAAGTGGCTCAACACCAAGTGATCCAACAAAACCGGCCTCAGCTCCGCGGAAAAATCGAGCTGCGTTAACTCCCATTTTGGCGTAACGGGCTTCACCAACAAGAGGAATAAAACCAATCGCCAAACCAACTGGGTCGACGATGGCAGTACCCATGCTCAAACCAAACCCAATGGAGTTGTCTACAAAACCTTGAGCACGACTCAATGTGCTATCCATGCGAACTTCTTCAAGCTTGCGTTTGTGCTGGATCTGCGCAACAAGACTGCTGACTGGTTTGTCCCAAGACAAGTGTCCTGAGATACCATACTTTGTATTCGCCTCATCGGGCTGCAACATAGTGGGTCGTTCAGTAAGACCAAACTCTTCAAGCGTAGGTCTATTGTCACGACCACGACGCATCATTCCGCCTCGGCCAGCAGAGTAGTTGTACTTACGGTCGAGTTGATTTGGATCTAGGTTGGTTAGGTCTTCAGCCCTGTTGATCTCACGCATGCGAGACAGGGAATCAATACCGGTTTCTTTCCAACCTGAATCGATTGCAGTGCTGCGAATCTCAGACAGTGAGGAACGCAGCTCGTCAAAACCAAATGACTGGTAGTATTGCGAAGGAGCCTGCGAGTTGTAGTTAAGACTCAAAGCCTCAGCGCGATCAACCAATGACTTATCAACCAGCTCATTGGGATTGCCAAGGTCAAGTGTCTTTTTTCTAATGGAGTTTGGCATGCGTTACTCCGCCATCGGAATGCTTAATGGGTCTCTGAAGAAGTTACTTCGACCACCCAACGTAGGTTCAGAAGGTTTAGGTCTCCAAACACTTGGATCCTTACTTAGATCAGAGAACTTGATGTCAATGATGCTACCTGTCTTAGTCATCACAGGTTCAATGCCTGTTGTGGTGTTGTGGACAAGTATCAAGCCAGAGTTGTTGTTGTTTGAAATCCAAAATGATTCGGCTCCCAAAGTCTTGAGGTACGAATCTTGCTTGTAGTTCGGTTGACTGTTGATTGCAGAATCACGAGAAGCTGGCGGAACAATCTGAAACAAACGACCCAAAGCCTCAGGGGTTTTTAGATACTCAGCGTTTGCGTGAATGTTCTTGTTGACATACGCGGTTGGATAACCCGGACGTGGTTGAGGAATCACGTAGGTTCCACCTGACACGTCAAAGCTTTGCGACAACGCGTTAAAGGCATTTTTAAGTGCCTTGGACGTAGGTGTGTTGTTTGTGTACACATCTAAGGCTGCCATCTTCACAGCCAAGGTATGAGCACCTTGCCACATCTCAAGACGCTCTGGCAAGTTTCCTGTCAAGGCTTTCTTAAACGCAGCACCTTCCAACACGGCTTGCGACTCAAGATCAGCAAAGCTAGTGCCTGTCTTTTGAAGAGTACCGAGTTGATCACGCAATGTTTTTGTGTCAGCCTTGAGTGCTTGATAAATTTTTGACTCAGCATTTGTCCCCATAGACCGCGCAGCAAACTGCCACGAAGAATCTAGGGCATCTGTACCTGTCGTCAATTGGCGCCAAGCTGCTTGTAGTTGACCTGGGTATTTAATTGAACCATCGGTGTTGCGTCCACCAAACCTAGTTTCAAAGTCTCGAATCATCGAAATGACTTGACCAGGTTCGGCATTACGCATGCGATTAACTTCAGCTGCTGCCTCAGCCTTAGAGAGTACGCCAACTTGCCAATCAGGGGCTCCAAACTTTTGTTGAATAGCAATTGACATGGTGCGTGCACCAGCTATGTCACCATCACGCGCGAGTTTCTGGACTTGAGGATGCGAGTTTGCATAGCCTACAGGATCAGAAGCTCGTTGCGCACGATATGAGTTGACAATGGCAATCACACGATCGCGCACCTCTGCAGTATCAGCAGCACCTTTGCCTTGCGGACTAAGACCTGCCACGGCTTTCTCAAGAGTTTGATCGTCTGCCCATTTAAGCGAAGAACCAATCTGCCACGCACGTTGCGCAATAGTAATCTTGCTCCAAGCTTCATCTACAAAGATTTGAGCTTTCTGAGTGTACTTGGGAGCATCTGCCCCGTACACGCCAGAGTACAACTGAGCAACTGCACCGGCCAGTCCCTCTTTTGTTTTGAAGCGAGGATCACCTGCATTACCTGCGCCAACAGAAGCAATGTGGTCTGCCACGGCTTCTTTCAAACGGTACTCATCATACGCGTTGACCGTGTCCATGTTGGCTCTTGCCTTGGAGTACAGACGAACCCAATCCTGTGGTTCAAGTCCCCACTTAGCCATCAAACTAGTTGTTGGAGATTTTCCAGGCGCTGCTTCAGGGGGAGGTGCAAGTACGAGGGGTTTTACTTCTCCGGTGGTTTTTGCACCGGCCCCTTGTCTAGCGTTGAAGGCTTTTAGGTCTTCTTCGTATTTTGCATCTAACTTTGCTTGCTCAACCAGTAACTCCTGTTTCTGTTTTTCAAGAAGGTCAAGACGCTTAGACTGTGCATCCAGAGCCTTTTGAGATTCTGGCTTTGAAGTATCTAGACTTTGCGCCAACTCTAATTCAGCTTGAATCGATTGGTTGACGCGGTCAAGCGTGTTACCGTTAACCTTAGCTATACCCTTCTCTGGCAGATTGCGAATCGCAGAATCGGCAACGGGCTTAGCGTCAGTTCCATTGGCAGGAGGATTTTCGCTAACGTAGAGGTTAATCTGCTTAACTTGCTCTTTTTTCCGCGCAATCTCTGCGGCGTTTTTCTTGGGATCTCTCTCAAGTTCTGAGATGTCTTTCTCAAGTTCTAAGCCGTACTTAACCGCTGCCTCAGGAGTTAACTCAATTGGTTTGCTTGCAACCTTTGCTGTTGGGGTTTTACCCATCGCAATGTCAGACAAACTATAAGCGTCACCGCCCAGTTCTTTACCAAGTGAATTCAACAACGCCATTGCCGACTTGGGGTCGTCAATGATCATCTTCTCCAAAGCAGGAATAACTAGGATCTGTCCAAGTTTATCTAGTCGGTCGCGAAGGAAAGTACCGCGCACTACTCCTGAATAGTTAGGAATAGGTTGACCGTTCTCGTCTTTGCCAAAACCGCCAAGCACGTTCTTCCAACGTTGCAAGATGTCTGGGATCTTGTCAGGGTTTGCAACGGCTAATTTAGCGTCGTTTGTCAGTGAGTCATCAATGCTGTTCTCACGAGCCTGCACGCGTTGCGCTGCTTCAAACTTGCGCGCTGAGATGCGAACGTCAGCCTCTTTAGCTGCAAGGTATTTTTGCCAGGTCTGGTTGAAGAATTGATTATTGGATTTGTAATCCTCTGAGTTTGCCAGGTTCTTAAAGTGCTTCAGAGTCCTGTTGTAATAGGTGCTTTCATCCTTGGATGCTTCACCACCGTAGTCTGCATTGGCATACTTGTTGACGTTGGCCGTATCTTCCATGCGAAACTTTGAGTCACCCTCATCGAGGGCAACTTCAAATTTTGCACGCTTCTGTTCAAACTCAATAGCCGCTTGGTCGCGCTGACGCTGTACTTCAAACTCAATACCCTTTTCAGCGATCCTACCGATTTGTTGACCGGCTTCTGCAAGTTGACCGCCACCCTGATAGCCAAGGGTTGCAATCTCTCGATCACTTAGAACTTGGCGAGGACGGCCACCCAAACTGACTTGAGGTTCTCCGTAAATTGGAATTTTTGGCATTTGTTTTTATCCTTATTTCCAGACACCCATCCGGTAACCTGCGAAGCCAAGACTGGCTCCACCGCCCAAGATGGTACCAAAGGCAGCTGTAGTTGCGGAATGCGCTGCAGCCTTGCCTTGGAATCTTGAAAGTTCCGCTTCTGACCTTGCATTGGCTGCTTCAACGTTGCCGCCATATAGGACGGCCAAACGATCCATTTCACCTTGAATTACGGAGTCTTCTTGCAAGTCAAGTGCTGACCCTGACTGAGTAACTCCTGAAGCGGCATAAGCTGCCCGTTGAGTAGCCGTCAAACGACGTACTCGCTGAGCTTGTTTTTCAGCTTCATACGCGGCTTTGTCTTGCGCTACCTTAGCGTTTTGTTCTTGTATCTGAGCGTTGTACTGGTAAGCTTTCTCCTGCGCCTGGCCAGCTTGGTACTGACCATAAGCAGTGACAGCTGTACTCGCTGCAATCGCTGAGAGAATAAGGACTTCAGTTCCCATCAAATAACCTCACATATCTGTAGTGGTCTCGTTTGTCTGGGCCCCACATGCGCAGTGTCGACTCGCGTTTGTATCCCAACCACTCCAACCAACGGATGGCGTGATGAAGGTCTGCTGGCACTGTGGTTTGAAGTCGATGCAGCTTGAGTTCCCGTCTCAAAAATTCCTGATTTAGTTGTATGTACTTTATACATTGTATTTTGTGACTTTTGAATAAGTCCGACGGGATTAGGAACGACTCCGCTACGCCCTCCCAGATTGGAATCACGCCGGCAATAGTCACAATCTTCCCATCCGCAATGGCTGTGTAGGAGATAGAGGTTTGCTCTAAGGCAATTCCTGCTCTCATTACCGGCCACAAAGGTTTTATGATGTCTATATGCCATGATTCAAATGGTACCACTATCATCGGTCAGACACAGTCATTGAGTACATGATTGCCAACACCGTGCATGGGTGCGGGGTATCAGACTGAACAACCAACTCAAATTGGCGTTCAGGAGAATGCTGCACCAAAACACGTTTGTCCCCTGTGAACAACTCAATTGTTCCCATGGGCATTGCACTGCCACGGAAAGGAATGATTTCAAGATCCCCTCCATTGGCTCCAAACTTCAAATTAAAGGTGTCTACGACCCTGAAAGTCACGCGTTCAATGCGACGTACCTTTCCTTGAGAAGGACCTGTCTGGGTTTGAACCTCAGGGTCGAGGGTACGTACTCGAGCGATATAGGGAAGACCCACACTCACCTTTGAGGCAGATCGTGCAAGAGTAATAGCACCGCCAGACACCACGCGGTCAGGATGAACTGCTCCATCAGCAAGCACCTGTACTGTTTCGCCTTCAAGATGGTCCAGGCCTGTCAAGGTAGTAGTTGCTGCGCCGTCGTAAGAGATACCGCTGTCAACAAAGAAAGCCTCTTCAGCCAGCATGCCCTTGGCTGTATCAAATGATTTTTCAAGGTACTCAACGTACTTCTTAGTGACGCCACCGATGGTTCTAGACACCACCATGTACAAGACATCTTCTGATTCGTCGTTCTTAGGAATTGTGGCAATGTGTTCAACTGAGGTGTTAGTGCCTCCAATGATGTGTCTATGCCAAGCAACAACCTCTTGCTCACGTTCATACGTCAAGCAACGAAGTTCGCCTGTGTTCAGCAAAGTCCACACCAAACTATCTGGTGAACGAGCATAGGAAACCATGTGCACGTTACCAGTAGTGATGTGCTCCGCCAAGAGTGTTAGGTTGACTGAGGTGTAACCGTCGATGTTGATGTCATACGCTAACTCACGTACTTTCAAACGAGAACGGTCAATGTAAAGCGTCGTACGGCTTGCACCAACAGGACGTTCGTTAGCAGTACCATCAGTTGTTTCACGTGAAACAGTGATGTTAGATGGCGTCAACGCTTCAAAGTTACGACCTGAGGACAGAATGAATGGACCGTCAGAGGTACCAAGCTGCAAACGCTTCTCGCCGTAGATCCAGCGAATCGCGTTCACTTGGTCTGTAGACAATGTGAAATTCAAACCGGAGTCGTCGAGTACCGCACCTGTCGCATCAGATGGACTGAACGTGTTGAAGTCAGAACTGCGACTACCCCACACGCTAGAAGGACGAGAACGAGTAGAAGCAAAGAACAAGCGTTCTTGGAAAAAGCCAACGCATGAAGGCCATCCAGTTGTATCAGACCAAGCACCCAGTCTCCAATTGGAAATGGCTGTGGTAGCTGACATTGGAAATTTACTGTTGACAGTTGCGGTGACTACTGTCGCGCTTGTGTATCCAGTGATCTTTGCTGCACCCCAAACAGTACCGTTGTTGATACGCACCCAACGTCCCACGTCAGTAGAAGCAAACGTAGCACTGCTTGCAGTGATTGTGATAGCCCCTGTTGTAGCACTTGGTGTCAAGGTCTTTGACGTGTCTAAGTTGAAGTCATTGTATGGACCATCAACAAACGAATACAGGTCTAAGCTCCAGTTCGTAGCTCCTAAACGATTGAGCGTACGTGGAGCATAGTTTGGATGCACCAAGTATAGAACGTCTGCAGACTGCGTGTAGTCAATGTTGGCTAGATCAGTCTCTGAATATGGACTTACAAGTTCATAAGGAGCAGTACCTGCTGCATTCAACAACACGCCTTCATTGCGATAAAAGCGAATGTAGTAGTGACCAAACTCAAGCATGTACGCTTGTTCAGTTGAGAAGATGAACGGTATAAGCTTGGTGACGCGGTTTGAGTACTTGACTTCAGAGATGTAGCGAGTACCAGAACGTTTTGTGATACCACCGTGTGGGAAGATGATGAAGTTCTCGCAGCGCTCGACTGAGGTTGCGTATTTTTGCAAGTCAACACGACCATACAAGCGAGGAGAAATTTCCCCGCCTGTGAAGTTGGTTTGAATGGGCGTTGTACGAGACATCTATGTTACCACCTTGGAGGAGCGCCAACAACAGGGGAAACACCAAGACGAGAGTTCAACCAGTAATCTGTATCCAACACGTCTTGTTGGTTTTCCTGTGCGTTGATGAGTTTAGCTTCGCGCAACTTCAATTCATAAAGTTGCCACATAGATTCCATGCTCTGTTGCGTTTGCAAAAGAGGATGAGCCAAGTCAGCTGCTAAACGAGCAGCCAACGTATCTACAAGCAGTGTGTCGTAGCTAGGTACATCAGTGATCAAAGCCACATAGGTAATGTTGAGCGTGTCACTGTCGTAGAGAATTTTTCTATTCTCAATGCTGTAACGACCTGTTGAGTTTTCGATGCCAAGCAACCTTAAGTAGTCTGCTGGCAAAACAAATTGGTAAGTGAACCCATACAGCGGGGTTGTGGCATCAAGTGGTAAGGCAGCTCGCTTGACTAGACAACTCCATGGGTGCGCACGAAACACGGCAGAGCGCGTGTCGTTGTATAAACGGTTGGCAGTACTTGCAGCTTTGCTACTGTCAGACAGCGAATTGATAGGGTCAACACCCAGCAAGGTGAGTGCTCTATTTACGATTTCAATGTCTGATGCTGCCATGTCCTACTCCTAATGTAAAGAGGGGGACCAGACCGTTAGGCCCGATCCCCCCACGTCTTGCCTTAACGCTGCTTAGTCGAGTGCGTAAAGCACGTAACCGTTCAACGTTGCCGCATCAGGGATCGTACCGCCCTCGATCAACGCCTGCACAGTCAAACCTTCTTTCGAAGCAATCTTCTGTGTGTTGTGATCGTGAACGTTCGCCGCTGTTGCAATAGATGTCGATGCCAAGAACGCAGTGCTGTTTGCTGCAACAGCGGTATTCGCCAAGTTGGTATAGCCAGTATGACCCAACTTCAAAGTGCGTGAAGCACCAAAAGCCGAGTTAGTAAAAGCCAAACCAACAATGCGAAGGTTGCCTGCAGGCAATTTGCAAAGGTTAATCAAGTCACCAGAGGCACCGGCACCGACTTGGGTGTAAGTGAAAGAACGAACGCGTACGCGTGCGTGCTCATCACAAACATCGTTCATCACTGCAGGTACTGCAACGGTGTTGCCGTACTCAGTTGAGTTTGTAGTAGCCATCTCTGTTCTCCTTATTCAGCGCAGATGATTTCAACTACCTTCTCTTCTTCCATACGAGTTGCCCCGAAGGAAGCTGAGACGTAGACCTGAGTCGAATTACGCTTGTCGCGGCGTGGACCAATGTCGACGGTGATGTCGCTGCCAACGGCAAGCAACAGACCAGACTGTGCCCAGCACACAACACGGCGTTGGCTCGATGCATTGGTGCGAACCAATTCAGTGCGAACAAACTCAAAGCCCATGAAGGTATTGATTTCACCAGCAACCAAAGCTTTGACGGTGTTGTAATCAGAGCTGGTCACTTCAGTCGTGCGCAGCAAGTCAGTGACTTGTTTTGCAGTCATGGCGATATAACGACGCTCTGTGGGATCGACCTCGTTACGGTCAAGGATTTGCTTGGCTTTGCGCAACTTAGCAATGGTCAAACCAGAACTAGCAGCGGAACCGGTCTCAACATAGTCCACAGCAATTTGCTGCGAGCTAGGGAAAGTCACGGTAGTGCCACCGGTTTTGCCAGTATACACAGTACCAAAAGCTGCATCGAGAATGATCTCGTCCATCTTACGACCAAGCGCGAAAGCCGCGTTCTGGCTGTAAGGCGAAGTGGGATCGATCAACATGCGAATGCGATCAGGGCGATCAATCAAGTCAGCCCAATCGAAATCGCGCAGTGAAACGCGACGACGATCGTGAGGAACGTTGATCAAGGGAGTATCCTGATGGCGGCCTGTCACCTCTTGAGCAGTGGTTGCGCCAATCCGATCGTAGAACTCAAACTCAGCTTGCTGAGATTCTGCACGTACGAGCGGACGCAAACGCGAACCTTTCTGCTGGACGAGGTGGTCTACGTTGGCACGGTACTGCTGTACAAATGCCGTAGTGATTTGAATGGACATTATGTCCTCCTCATTCAGTTAAAGTTAAAAACGGTTTGCTCGCAGAGGCTGCCCGCAATTGGACCCCCACATACCCTTATGGCTAGGCGATGCCTACGGACCCTTTCAGGTTCCCCGTTAATAGGATAATACAGCAAAAACCGGAAAAAGAAACTAGCCCAGCATCTTTCCTTTTGATAACAGGCTGTTGTCCGATTTTTGCATTGTCGTCCCCATGTTCACCATGTCGGACGTTTTCAGTTGTTCCGAGACGCGCTTCTTCAACTCTTCGTCGTCTTGTTGGGCTTGACTGGCCACTTTCAAGCGATCACGTAGCATTTCGCCCATAGACTTTTGAATCTCTGACGGAAGATTTGCGGTTTTAATTGCTTGACTGACTAGCGACTCCTTTTTAATGTTGTCGCTAGGTGTGTCAACACGGAGCTGTTCTTTCATCAGCTCCATGTCTTTTTCCATCTTTCTCGTCAGGATCCCCATGCTATGCCGCCTCGTCTGGATAAGCGAAGCTGAAGAGGTCCTGCATCTTCTTCACTGCTTCTGCGTGACCGGTTGCTGCAGGAGTCATGTAAGCCTTCATGAACTCAGTATCACGCTGAGCCCGTGCAATCTCTTGACGAGCAGTATCCGGAGTCATTGTCCAACCGCGTGATTGATTAGGCGAGGCCAAGGCTTCTTGCATCTGCTGTCCGATCTTGGCAAACATCTTCACAAACATAGGGTGATCTCCCATGCCTGTTTGATCAAGCCACTGCACAAGTTCAGTACCGCCAAAGGTCTCAACCGCGCGAACAGCTAGGTCTACGCGTTCATCAAAGGCGCGACCAAACTCTTTCTTGACCGTGTTCACCCACTCAGCTCGTTGCTGTTCCACGCCGGCAGAATTATTCCCGTGAACTTCGCCAACATAGCCCATGTAGCCTTTGAAAAGCTTTTCAGCCTGCTTCTGGTTTAGGCCTGCTTCATGGAAGATTTTCTTAAAGCGGTCAAGGACCTGTGGTTCAAACGATACTCCCTCGGGAACAACGCCTGTGGGATCAAGTTTGTAGTTGCCGTCCCCTGGACGACCAAGTCGCTCGTAAAAACCATCCCATTCAGAAGGATCAGCGCCTTCCTGTGGAATGGTAATCTTGTCCTTGCCAATCATTCGCTGCGCGTGGACATACGACTTTGCAAGACCATTCAGGTCTTTGATGTCAGCTAGAGTGGGATCAGCTCTCAAAGTTTCATCAAGGGAAGCTCGCCAATCCTGCATAGAACCGGCAGAGCTGCCCGCGTCTACAACTCCAGCGGTTGATGCACCGCCGTCGTTTACTACGGACCCTCCGTTCATATCACTCATTTAATTCCTCCAGACGTTTCATAAATTCTCTTGGGTCTCTTTCCAAAAACCGCAAGATGCTAAGTACCAAGCGACGCTGCCCTTCACGGTGCGCCGTCTCGGTGGGATCGCCAGAAACGTAAGAGGTATCAGCGATGTAACCTACTTTGCAGAGGTGTGCTAACACTCGTTCGCCGTCTGGCGTGGAAAATGTTTTCTTGTATGAGTCATGCAACTCAACTAAGTTAACTGGTTTGGTCATAGGTTCACCGGAGCAGGTTGTGCTGCTTGAGCCTGATCAACACCAGGGGTTGGAGCAGGTTCAGCGCCTTCAGGCATAGTTGCTGCAGCTGATGCGGCATCCTTAGCAGTTGCCGCGAGTGCTTGACCTTTAACCAGTTCAGCAGACTCTTGTTGCTGCTTAGCTCTAGCATTCCTAGATTGCGCAACATCTTCTTCTGAATTCAAGGTCTCAGAAGGAGCGTCAAGTAGTTTATGCGCCCAGCGAACCGTACCGTCGGCATTGATGTTGTCAAAGATGTCGGGTTTGACTTGCGCCAAGGGAGCTAGAGTTTCAATCAAGCGACTGAAACTAAACAACTGCTGCGTCTTCTGGGCACGAGCAACTGGAGACACATAGTCAATGCGCAGAGTCTTACCTTGCAACTCCTGTGGAGGCGGAGGCAACATCTTGCGACGGTTCATGATCGCAAAGACGCGATCGATCATAGGACCTAGCAACTCAAACTGCAGACGCCCAACCATGGGGCCCATGAGACGCATACGCTCTTCTTGGCGCTGCAACACCTCAGTAGCCGTCATGGCTGGACCCTCACGCATCTGCATCCAGTCAACGTGGAACGTTTTCAAGATGTGCTGGCGACGCGACTCAATGAAGTCCAGGCCAATGTCAGGACGCACGCCATCCATCAATGGCTTGACTACGTCTTGAGTACCTGCTCTGTAATAGTTGAGACCACCTGGGATCGTTCTGAGAGGCAGCATGAAGCCATCATCAGGAACCATGAGGGGTGGGTCTGTGGCCTTCTGAGCAGCCTTGATGACTGTCTTGCTCATCTCATTGACCATCTTGATGTCAGGCAATGACGTCATAGCAGGAGACCTGCCGTAGACTTCGCCTGCGGTCTTGGTCCAACGAGGAGCCATGAAGGGGAATTCGTTAAAGCCACTGATGTCGAGAATGATCTTCTCTTCTTCGAGGATGTAAGCACTCATCCAAGGCATGTCCTTGGCGAGTTTTGAATTGGGGTTGAAGCCATCACGTGGTTCAACTGCGTGAATGCAGGTGAATTCCTTGTGAGGATCTTTCATCACCATCTGCACGAAACGTTCTGGCAAGACATTCTTGTCTTTGTACAGCTGCAGAATCTGGCGGCCTGAATGCTTGTACTGGCGATACAAAGAATCGACTACGCCGTCTGCTGATTCAGCAATGTAGCATTCAGCCAAGTGGAAGGTTCTGAAGTTGATCGGTTTACCTGGACGATCTTCAACGTACATGACGCCGGTACCGTAAGACCCAAGGTCTAGGTACAACTCGTGGATCATGGAACCAAAGTTGGAATTAGGAGAGTGGAACACCTCCTTGAACATGATGTCTACAACCTCTTGCAGGTACTTGATCACCACCTCGTCTTTAGACGCCATGCGTTCCAAAGCAAGACTGAACCAAGTTTCTGAAGGGGCTGTCAGGTAACCATGCAAACCTGCTGCAAGCTGCTCATTGGCCAAAGGAGCCGTTGAGTCATACACGCGGTCATAGCGAGTCCTGTCACCCTGCGCGCGAGTGGTGTTGAAGTCACCGCGTCGAGGGTTAACAAAGTCGGTACAGTCTTGCCAGAGGCTTTCCCAATTAGAACGAATCTGCTTGAGTTTGCTAAGCCGGTCAAGCGTGACCTGTACTAGTTCTCGCTGTTGACTGTCTTCCATTACTCACCGCCAAGTTTTGTCGCCGTACCTAGCAGTTTCTTCTTCTGGAGTTTTTCCATACCGATGGAAACGCCTTGAGCTCCGGTCAACATAGTAGACTCGCGGCCTTGAGCGCCACCTTCAGCAGAACGCTGTTTGTCAACTGCGTCTTGAACTGCCTTGTCGTCTACCTTAGGGGTGTCTGGGGCTTTAGCTGCTGGGGCAGGACTGCCACCGCCGCCACTCATACCGAGCATATTACCAATGAATCCACCACACATAACTATCTCCTTTTCTTGAACATGTTACCTACAACCTCGTAACCCAAGAACTGATACAGCATCGCCGTACGTTCTGGAGCCACCATGGTTGAGGTGGCTGGGCAAATTTCCTTTGCACCATGGGCAAAGGCCCAGTCTTCAAAGGCTTGAACTAACTTAACAGCTGCCAAACCGCCTCGTTTGGTAGGGTCCACAAACAAAGCAAGATCGCACGCCATCAGATCCTTACTGAAATAATACTCTGTCAGGAACCCGGCGTACATACCGATTATAGATCCGTCTTTCTCTGCCAGGTGCAAGAACCATCGATCTGGGTTTGGCAACATCACCTGGGTCACCAGATGAGCTACCTTCTCGGGACTATACTCGCAGGTGCGGGCATAAAGGGACTCATTGAAAATTCCTTCCGACAACGCGTAGACGTGCTGCACATCGGCTTCGGTTGCGGGGCGAATGATCATAGGATCTTATACTCCATGTCTGCCATCCTTGGCAGCTTCCTAGTGTTCATGTCTAGTTGGTCGCGGATACCAAGCGACATATACCGGAACGCGTCGGCCGGGTGACTGGTCCAGTCGTGAAGTGGCTTGTCTCGGAAGACCTTGTTCTTTTCGTCGAAGTCTTTTCTGTACTGGCGTAAGGACTCGATGAGGTGAGCGCACTTCTTTTCATC